AACTTGACATACGACTGGTCTAGTTCGTTTTTGTAAACAGAGAGTTCTAGAATCGTCTCAGGGTCTGGGTCACTACTTGCAAATACTTCCTCATACTTGATTTCCACATACTCGGTTAACTCCTTGTGGTGTCTGAAAAACGCACCTAAATGCCCAATGAACTGCTGAACGATCTCAGTCTCGTTAGGTATATGCGTTGTGTAGGATTCCTTCTTTTTCGCCACAGGCTTGGCTTCTGTGGCTGTCGGCTTGGACTCGGCTGGCTTTGAGACACCAAAGAGTCCCTTAAAGAAACTAAAGATAGACTTAGTTTCCTTGATGATGGTCTGAGCATCATCGGTTGCCTTCTTAATCTTTTGAACTGCGACCTTACCTTCGGATAAGGCTTCACAGCAGTAAGTGATCCCGTCATAAGCCAGTTGCATGGCTTTGAAAGCCGCGCCAATGGTAATTGGATCAAACACATCACTTCTTTATGTCTTTATAAATCTGATACAGCTTGTGCAAAATCATTAAGACCGTGTAGATCAGCGTAGCCCACAACAAGACTTCGCTGACCTGATAGCCAGCGACAGTTGCAAGGGATACCGTGACTGGAGGTGCTACCTTGGCAACGATTGCAGCAGCGCCTTCAGTTGTGTGCTCGTTTGTCACGCTGTCACCTCAATCCAGTTCAATGTAGCCTCATCCCAACGATAACGCTTGCCGTCAGTAGGCATTGGTGTTGGAGCAGACCATAGACAAGTCGCCTCGCTCATAGTCCATGATGGATATGGCTTTGGAGGAATGAAAGCATCTCTAGTGCTGTCATAGGTATAACCAATACCAGCGTAGTTCTTACGCAAAGGCGTACCACCAGTAGCGTGTTGACCGCCATGCGTGTTGTATGAGGTTTGTACCCACCCGTGACCAAAGATGCCAGAGTCGATGACATCTTGCTCGGCAACGATTACCTGAGTGACTATCCCGTTTTCTACTTTTGCAAAGTGTGACATTTGTTTCTCCTTATGCCGTGTATGTGCCTGACGCTGTGTAGGTCAGAATTGTGTTTGAACCGTTTGTCGTGACAGTTGGGCTTCCTGTGGTTGTACCTGAGTATTTTGCAGTTGGAATGGACAAGATGACCACACCAGAACCGCCTGATGCACCATTAGTAGAACCACCACCACCGCCACCGCCTAAATTTGTAGTTCCAGCAACGGGAGTTCCACTAGGATGATTTGCACCCTTACCGCCACCGCCTAACCCGCCAGAACTTCCCGTGGTATTAAGTGGCAAACTACCACCGCCACCGCCATAGTAAGTAGATGTTCCATTTATAGTGGTTGCAACACCATTTCCACCAGCGCCAGCAGTTGCACCAGAAGCATTACCGCCAACAGCACCTGCGCCTCCACCACCACCACCTGTTCCACTACCACCACTACTTGAACCAGTTCCTCCAGCATATCCTTGATTTGTAGTTCCAGAACCACCAGCGCCACCACTATCCCAACCACCACCACCAGAACCTCCAGTTGCTCCTGTGGAATTTGCTCCTGATGCACCGCCACCACCACCAGTTGATGTAATAGTTGAAAATACAGAATTACTACCGTTTGTTCCTTTATTGCTGATATTGGTTGAACCAGCGCCACCGCCTCCAACAGTAATGGTGTATTGAGTTCCTTTTGTTAAAAACAATGCAGACTCTAAAGAACCACCACCACCAGTAGCCGTTACTGTGCTTCGTAAACCACCAGCGCCACCGCCACACCCGTTATTTCCGCCACCCGCGCCACCCGCAACCACTAAATAGTCAACAGCATAAGCGGGAACTAAAGACCCGCTAGAAGTAAATGTGTGAATAGTGTTGCCACCAGAAGATGTGACTGTTCCACCAGTAAATTTTTGTGAGCCAGCGTAAGAGATGATTACAACGCCAGAGCCACCGTTTGATTGCGTTACAGGGCTTAACAAATAATCAGAGCCACCGCCACCGCCACCACCTGTGTTTGCAGTTCCATTAGTGCCAGCCAATTGTGTGCTTGGAGTACCGCCAGCACCCGCACCTCCACCACCATTTCCACCCGCGCCACCAGTACTACCGCTTCCTCCACCGCCACCTCCAGCATAGTAAGTTGACGTGCCAGAAATAGAAGACGCAACACCAATACCACCTGCTCCAGCAGTTGAACCAGAAGCATTAGAACCAACAGCGCCAGCGCCACCACCGCCACCGCCACTTTGTGCGGGTGTATTTAATCCTGTACCACCAGCGTTACCTTGACCAGATGTACCAGTTCCAGCAGACCCGTTGTAATTAGCGCCACCACCTGAACCACCGTTACGGGAATTTCCACCACCACCAACCGCAGTAGTTGCATAAGCACTAAAACTAGATGAACTTCCATCTTGTGCCGATGTTATTGACCCATTTCCTGCTCCACCAGCACCACCAGCACCAACTGTTACTGTATAAATTGAATTGGAGTCAAGCGTAAGCGCAGAGCCAGACAACAAACCGCCTGCTCCGCCACCACCACTTCTGTTACTAGCAGTACCACCACCACCAGCAACAATCAAGTAACTTGCAGATACAGATGACAAAGGGCTAAGTGCGCCAGAAGATGTGAATGTGTGAATGAAGTTACCGCCTGATTGGGTAACAGTTCCACCACCAAATAATTGTGTTGCGCTTGTGTATGAAATGATGACAATGCCAGAACCGCCAGAGCCGCCTGTTGATGCACCAATATTTCCATTAGCACCACCACCGCCTCCGCCCAAATTGGCTGTGCCTGAAACGCCAGTATTTCCTCCTGCGCCACCACCGCCAGAACCTCCAGTTCCAGCACTTGTATATCCACCTGCGCCACCACCTCCTGCGTAAGTTACAGATGAACCTGAAATGGATGAAGCAGAACCAGCACCACCGTTACCGCCAATATCTTGACCAGCACCACTAGCATTACCGCCAACTGCCCCTGCACCGCCACCGCCACCGCAAGCACTTGCTAATCCAGAACCGCCATTGTTTCCTTGCGATGGAGAAGTTGAAGGAGTATTTCCAGAACCTACTGTTCCGCCTCCAGCCGCACCACCACCAGAACCTCCAGAACCTCCATTAGCGGCTCCGCCTGATTGAATACCGTAACCGCCACCAGTAGAAGTTATGGTTGAAAATGTGGAATCATTTCCTTTTCCAGCCGCACCACCAGAAGATGTACCAGCAGTTCCACCACCACCTACTGTAATTGTGTAAGAAAGCGTTGGGTTTAAAGATGTTGTGCCTGTTCGATAACCACCAGCACCGCCTCCAGAACCTCCATTACTTGCGCCAGATGTTGCTCCACCACCACCACCTCCACCAGCAACCACAAGGTAACTAGCAGTAACCGATTGCAGTCCTGTCCACCCGAAAGCAGCTAATGCAGCAGCACCAATCTTGGATAAGCGAGGCATCTTTTGTCCTTATGCGAACTTGGTTTGCGAGGCTAAAACAGTAAAGGTTGCGCTTCCTGTCTTAACAATCACATAAGTGTAACTATCAACAGAACTTGCATTTCCAGAAGTAGGTGCAGAACCACCTTGCCACTTAGGAGTGACAGAGTTTCCATCAATCGTCACAGCAGAGTTGTAGTAAGCAGTAGAGCCATTAGTGCAAAGGAAAGTGCAAGACAGCGATTGTCCTGTGGACATAATGCTGTTTAAAGTAGTTCCGCTTGAACCTCTAAAGTTCAAAGTGAAGTTGCCACTAGCGTTAGTGGTGTAGTACAAAACGACTTGGGTTGATACATCAAAGTTAATCGTTCCAGTCGATGCCGTTGCAGATATGGTTGTTGTCTCTCTAATGCCAGTTGCTAGTTCATTAGTAAGAGACGGGCTGGTAAGACTTGTAGTGCCAGTAAAACTAGCAGTTCCAGCCATAGTCAATGTCTTTCCAGAGCCAACATTAAGACCGACAGATGTTCCATTACCAGCAGCAGCAAAGATCGCATCTAGTGAGTCAAGATCGGTATTGATCTTTGTTCCCCATGTGTCAGTTGACGCGCCTACCTCTGGCTTAGTCAGTAATAGGTTGGTTGTTGTGGTATCTGCCATATTTCACCTCATGCTGGGACTTGCGTCCATGTTTCTGAATTGTCCGATATTTCCGACCAATTTTCTGATGTGTCTGAAACTGGACTCCAGTTCTCAGATGTGTCTGTAACTGGTGTCCAAGTCTCGGATGTGTCTGATTGTGCTGTCCAAGTCTCTGGCGTATCTTCTTGTCTATCCCAATAAAAGTACCCAACATTGCCAACAGCGCCAGCAATGATTTCCCCAATTATCTCAAGAGTTCTAGCATTCTGTGCGTCACCAATAGCAGTTTCTGAAGATACACCAGACAACTCAATCACAGTAGCAGACGATGCCACCATAGTGTCAACGGCACAGGTAGAAGAATTACCAGAGATAGAAACCGATACTATGTTGACTACTGAGTCAACCGCACCAGTTGCCTGATTTCCATTGATGCCAAACGCCTTGCCGACAGTACCGACTGCTGCAGTTGAGGAGACTCCAGAGATGGATAGCGTGACAGATAAGCCAACAGACCCGACATTACCTGTGCCGACTACGCCATCCTCTTGCTCAGATACATTGACTAATACAGTTCCAACGGCAGTCGTTGACGCATTACCAGTCAATCCAAAGGATGTAGCACCACGGCTTACAGAGCCGACAGAGCCAGTTGATGCGTTACCTGATCCAGTTGCAAGGATTGTCTCTGTAACGCTGTCTACGGCTGTTGTGGAGGCATTGCCAGTCAATGCAAAGGATGTTGCGCCACGGGTTACGCTGCCGACGGCAGTCGTTGATGAGTTACCAGTTATCGCTTTTGATGTTGCGCCTCTAGTAACCGATCCGACCGCAGTCGTGGATAAATTTCCAGTAATGGCGTGAGTGCGTACCTCTGTAACGCTATCAATGGCAGTAGTCGAAGAATTACCAGTTATGGCAAACGATGTTGCGCCTCTGGTAACGCTACCAACAGCAGTAGTTGATGCGTTTCCTGTAACTGCAAGTGATGTAGCCCCGCGAGTTACAGAGCCTACGGCAGTCGTAGAAGAGTTACCAGTTATGGCAACAGATGTCGCTCCAGTTACGCTACCAACGCTACCAGTTGCAGTCGTCCCATCTTCTTGTGCTGTTATTGTTTCTGTAACGCTTCCAACAGCCGTGGTTGATGCGTTACCTGTAACGGCATGAGTGCGTGTTTCTGTAACGCTACCAACGGCAGTCGTTGATGCGTTTCCAGATATTGAAACGGTTATGACTGGTACAAAAGAACCAACATTACCAGTTGATGCGTTGCCGTTTAAAGCTGTATAGCCAACGCCATACTTCCCTACGCCATAGTTAGCGCCACCGTACTTGCCATAAGAATAGATGGTGCTGCTGTATGAGCCTGAGCCATAAGCACCACCACCATAAGCAGCCATGTTGCTGCCCCTTTAATTAAGCGAGTCTGATCAAGCCTGTGCTTGAATCATTCGTCGGCATAGTGAGTGTAAAAGTTCCTGCCGTTACGGTCTGAGAACCGAAAGTGTGAACGCTAACTGCCTTATTTGATTGTGTTGAGTTATAGATCAACACACAGTCAAATGCAGTAGATAGGGTCACATTGGTATATGTGATGCTGGCGCTTGGTGTCCAGTAAGCAGTAGTTCCGCTAGTGGCTGGTGCTGTTGCGTTTGTAACAGCTACACCGCCAGCCGTATAGTTTGTTCCGCTAACCTCGCCAGTTACCGTGTAAGCGGTAGTAGCAGCATTGATGGTTGCAGATGCCAAGTACAAGGCAGCCTTAAACGAGTCAGCAGTTGTTGCTGCGCGAATAACACCTGTACCAAAATTATGATGACCTACAAGTAATTCGCCTTTGAACGAAGTACACATTGCTTGAGTATTAGCCATGATATTTCCCTTATCCTAAAGATTGAGCAACTGGTTCACCAGTCACGGTCATGCGTTTTAGAGTCATATCGACTGAACGATGCACAAGCTCGCCTTCTAGCCAATACTCAACCCAACGAGTTGTCTCATTATCGTTGTCAATTATCCCCTCTTTTTTCTCAAGAAGAGAGTCGTCCATTTCGCCTTTTGTTGTGTTAACTAACATTTTTATCTCCTACCCCAAAGTTCTTGCGCGAGTGATCAATGCACCACCAGAACTTGAAGACCTATCGTCAGCCGTCTTCAATTCCTCAAGACCCGTCTTGTAGAGTGCTGCCCATGTCGTAATTCTCGCATCATCTTGCAGATACGGGGCTGCTTGCATTAGCGCACCATAAAGATAAACATCTGGTGCAGAAGTCAGCAACCAGTTTGTTGTGTTCGTACTTGATAACTTACTCAACTTTGCGTAATAAGTTAACTCACCCGTGTATGAGGTATCTGGTATTGGTAGGAAGCGAAACTGGTTTCCAACAACGCTGAAGTACGCTGGAGTGGTTGCAGTTCTGTAAATGACAGACAGACTATCCAACGAGTCGATAGTCTCAAACTGCAATGGTGTTGGCGGGTTTGTGTTTAACTTGAAGGACTTAGTTTCAAGAAAGTCTGCTGGTACGGCTGCGTACTCTGTGTCGATGGTTGCCGTAGAGCGAGACAACATCTGTCTCGTGCGCAGATTACGCTCGATCTGAGCTTCTGCAAGAGAGATAAAGTCAGGAATAGCAGTAGTCAGGTCTGAGCGATTAAGCCAGTCCCCGACAGATGTCTTTAACTCAGCATAGGTTGTTAGCGCCATCTTCAGCCTTTTCTGCTTTCTCAAGATCACGCATTACCCAAGTGTGATCGTGCTTGAATTCAAAAGTCCCAATGTGTCCGATTTCCTTCGACACATCGTGGTCTATGTAGATTTTAAAGCCAGCAGCCTGTGCTTTACGGCAAAAGAAAATGTCCTCACCAATATAGCCACGCTTATCGGTGCGCCAAGGAGTCTCAAACCAAGGTTCACTCAAACGCTCAAACACTCTGCGCTTGATGAGCATCACGCCCATGCCAATAGAGTGAACTTCCTCAATGCCTGTCGACTCTGGCATCGTGTAGACGAGCTGTCTCTCGCCATTAACCTCATTCTGAGCAGTCGGTCCTGTTGGAAGTCTGCGTCTTGCACAGTTCGTTGCAACGATGTCTAGATCGTGCTTCATTAGTCTCTCAATCATGTCTTGTGGGAAAGTCATGTCTGAATCCACAAATAAGACATGGGTACAACCCTCACGCATTGCGTCTAGGCACAGGTCAGCACGCTGATTCTGAATCAGAGTTCCTTGCACAATCTTTAAGGACACGGCATCCATCGTATTGATGGTGTGATACGCGACCATGTTTGTCATGCAAAAAGCATAGTTTGCGTGAACCATGTCACGCGCTGGTGTGCAGACTGCAATGTAGTTTGGTGTCATAAATTCCCTGATCTTGTTCTGAAATACTTATTTTCTGGATCGTTTAACCAGCGTTTCATGTATGCCTCATCGTCCAACTTACCCTCAGCCTTTAACTGAAAGTAGATAGACATCGGGATACTGGCGACTCTGCTCCACTCGCCCCAACGAGCACGCTCATCAACCTGTGCGTACTCTTGTTTATTCTCTTCAATGATCGCTGAGACATCTTGTTGTGTCTGGATCGTTGCTTGCCCAGTCTCGTCGTCAAAATGGAAATAACGGGTTATTCCCTGATCTTTGTCTGTGCTAAATAGTCTTTTTTCGCTCATGTAAAAAAAGGGTCTGAGTTACCCCAGACCCTCTCGTTAGTTAGATCAAGATGTGATCAAGTCAGCAGCAATGCCGTGGGCATTCTCTGCCAATACTTTGTGACCCCACTCAACGATCAGCATACGCTTCTCAGCGTCGCCAGTCTTTGCCAACTCAACTTGTTGGTAAGGACGCAACATAGTCACTTTTGCGTAATCTGGATCGATCACGAAAGCGTCACGCTCGCGCTGGAAGCGGTTAGGCACGACTTGCACTTGACCGAAGTCAGACACATAGATGTCGGCAGCACCGATGATCGTTGCAGGACGGTCACCACCATTGAGGTTGTAACGAGCTGAAGCGATACCAGAGAAGCCAGACACGCGCTGCTTATTGACTGGACCAGTCATCAAGATTTTTGGTGTGCCACCAGCAGTCCAAACTTGTTGAATAACATTCTTCAAGATGGTCTCTGTACAGGTAAGAACATTACCGTCTGTACTGGCGCTTGTAGGTACAGGCGTCTACGATGGGTTAGCACCCGTACTGTGACTGTCTGAGTGAGGGTTGTGGACGGCTTTCAGAGTAGGGGTGACCGAGGAGGGGGGGG